CTATTTGTTTCGTTAACCTCAGAAGCGACCATTCTTGGAGTGAAGAACGGATTGTTTTCGTTTGCAAGAATATCGGCAAACGTACTATCAAGAGCATAAGGAGTCTGTGTTGTGCTGTCTACAGACTTACCAGATGTAGTCTTAATACCAAATGTAGTCATAGTTTCAGAGAATGTCTGAACTTGAACAAGTGGCTGCACTTCATCGTATTGAATATTACGAGTTGCACGAATAGTAGTACCACCAGCATATCCAGTCGCAGTAGCATTTGAAGCTACAGTAATGCAGTAAGAATCTAGATCTACATCACTGATAATATGAGTGGTGTAGAATTCTGGAGTTGGGATACCATTGATTGGTGCTGTATATTTAAACGCAGTTCCTGCCAATGCAACGATAGCATTAGCTGCAAGAGTTGCAGAAGTATTACTTGAAATAGAAGCAATCTTACCAACATAAGTTCCAGCATTATTAAATAGAGCAGAACCAACTACCAGTTGTGTAGTAAACGATGTTCCTACACCAGTTACGGTAGTGTTTGATGTAGAAGTAGTAATTGTTCCTGTTCCAGCTACACCAGTTAAACGAGTAGCATTCGAATCAGTAATTACAACACGTGAACTAGCAGGCATACCATGATTCTGTTGATATACACGAATCTTACTCACACCAGTTCTAGTTTCTACTGGATCAAAGTCTAAAGTCTGATATGGTAGAACATCATTCACAAACTCGATGTTACCAACAGTATTAGTTTCAAACTTAGCACGATAAATCGTAAACTTCAAATCTTGAGTTTGATCAGCAGTCCAAGTAGATGCGTTCTGTGATTTGAAGAATACACCCATATATGGCTGTTCAGAAATTGTACGAGAAGATCCTGGAATCTGATCTCCAATCTGAGAGATCCAAACTTTGTAGTTATTTGAGTCTGATGACAGAATAATCGCATACTCAGTGTTGTTTTGCACGTACACTGGACTTGGGAAGTTAAATGTAGTTGGAGTATCGTACTTTGGTACAGAAACACCATCAACCATAACTGTAGTAGCTGATAGATTTACTTGTTCTGGTTTAATTGATACTTTAGAGAATGGTAAAACTAATTTTCCTGGATATCCGTTTACAACCTCACGAATCTCTAGATTCACAGGAATAGCTGGATCTTTAGATGCAAAGAAGATATCAACTTTAGTTAAGAATGCACCACCCTTTTGCTCAACAAGGAATGTCTGTGCAAGTGGATCCCACCAACCAGTATCTGCAACAATACGATCAGAAGTCTGAACAATAACTCGATTGTCACGAATCTGTTCTTCAACAAGTTCGGCATTACGAACTGCATTAACAGTTTGCTGACGAGTTTCAAGGATACCCTGCGCACGATAGATACCACGACCACGAGAAGTAAACGCTCCAAGGGCTTGGTCTGTATCTACAAGTTTAAACTCACGTGCACCAGTACGGAAACGTAATGCCTCAGTGTTTGGAATATTAAACAATAGATTTAAATCACCGCTGAAGTTTGTAACTAGATTACCACCTACAGTGTTTGTGGTGATAGAAGTATATGCACCTGTCGCTCCAGATATCGAACCAACAAAAGTTTCACCCGCAGTAAATGTTCCTCTAATATTTGAAACAAATAGTGAATATACATCAGTATCTGGGTTATATTCTTTACCAACAATAACAGCAGTTGCACCAGAAGTTTGTCCAGTGACTACGTCACCACGATTTAAACATACCTGTGTATCACCAGCAATACGACGTGCTACATCAGTTGATAGACCACCGACATTTGTAGAGTCATCAAAAGAGTTGTGAGTAGTAAGTTTAGCAGCTGCGGTCGCACCAGTCGGATTGTAAACAATCTTTGAAGCTGGAGTTGACTGTGCAGTAACATCGATGTCGTCAAAGAATGGATAGAAACGTGTGTTTGGTTTTAATCCTTTAACTTGTACTAGAATATTTCTTGATCGAATGTATGGGATAGCTGCGGTAGAAAGAACACGATCTGCTACAACTTGACGATCAATTTTCTGAACTATAGATGTTCTAGTACCAGTACGAGTTTGACCAACTTGAGTTGCAGTCATATCAACTGTTACCTGTCGAGCATTCCAGTGATTAGATCCTGGACCGCCAAATCGTGCTTGCATTTCACCGATGCCAATGCGAACATTTCCTTGACCAGATGCCCAGTTATCACCAGCAGTAAATACTGTTCTAGTTGTAGTAGAAGCACCAGACCACTGAGTCTGCCATGCGTTCCACACTGTTCCAAGAACTCCAGATCTTTCAGCAATATTCTTCATCACATTGAAGTTACCTTCAACTTCGTTTACGATATCTGGACGACGATCAACTTCAAACCAATCATCTGTTGCTGGAGTCAGAGTTACGTTACCTAAGAATGTAAAAATAGCAAACGGATTGATGTTTTCTAAACGAGATGCATAATCTTGTTTAACTAATGGAACATGTTCAATCACTGGAAGTGTGATGACATCACCATATAATTGATAGTTACTTGCAGTGCGTTGAGTATTATTAGAATTTTTCTCAATAAGATTTACGTTCTGCATCGAATAGAATGGACGAAGTTCTGCCTTTTCCATATCAATAGAACAGAGATAATCTGCAGATGTAACATCACCAGTATTATGTCCTGTAAAACCATCTACAATAAAACCATTCTTAAATCTTGACTCACCTGTAGAGTCAACAATGTCTAATGATTCTGTTTGTTGTTCCAGTAAAGAAAGAGAAGTATAGTACTCTAGGTTATCGATTCGTTTTTCAAGTTTACCAATATCACGCATCGTGTAACGCTTATTGTCATGAGAGTTAATAACAACATTATTACTTGCAGTACCGAATGTGTATGGTTCTAACGATAGATCATAAAGAATCATACCAAGAGATGGATCTAATGGCTCTCCAGGAATTAGAGAAGGAACACCATCAATTGCAAAAAATTGACCATTAAAGTCGATAGCAATCTTAGTCTTACGTGCCAAGTAGTATTGGAAGTCAGCACGAATATCAATACCACGTTTTGGAACTAAAGAGATTGAAGAGCCAGAGCTGGCAAAATCTACACCATCATCAGAAATACGTGGTCTAAAGTCAATAAAATCTCTTAGAGAAATTCCTTGGTAAATTGGAATGCTTCCATATGCTACATTTGCTGGGTATGAGTTTACAGTAAAGTAATCTCCAGTAGAATGCTGGAAGTACTCATAAACAACTTGAACAGGAGCACTAGGTGCAGCGTAAGAGGATCTTAAAACTAATCTTGCGACATCGTAATGGGTAGATCTTTGTCCAGAATCAAAATCGTAACGATCTAAAATATCTACAGAATAAGATCCAGATGGAGAGGCAAATGTTCCAGTATCCATCTTAACACTAATCAATCTATAACCATCTGCTTTACCTAAAAGTAATTCACTCTTAGTTGCAGCAGCTTGTGTGCTAAATGTGACTGTTGTAGTTGTTAAAGTTTTGGATTTCTCAGTTAGTGTTGCGCCAGTCTTATTAACAGCACCGATAATAATAAAGTTAGTAGAAGCATATGTATCTGGTAAAACAAATTGAACAGTTGATCCAGATACAGTGATGCTATTTGGTGCTACAATAGCACCACCTGAAGTAGAATCATTATTAACTAAAATATAGTTGTCAGTTTCTGCTGCAGAGGCAAATGTTCCACTTGATGTTGTAGCGGTTAATGTGCAAGTACCACCAGAACCTGAAGATGTAGTTCCTGCAAATCTTTCATAAACTGTGTATGCAGTATCGTTTGTACCAAGTGCACTTCTTACAGATTTAATAGCATAGTATGGGAATTGATATAATAAAGAAACATTTTCTGGTTCACGAACAGTAGTTATTACTCTATCAATAGTTGCACCAGTAACAGTTACGTTAGCATCAACTGTAATAGATGTTTGTGAATTAACTGCTGTAACTCTACGAATGTCAGTACCTAGACGAACATAGTCACCAACTACAAGATCAGTCTGGAAAGAAGTTCCTGCACCTGTGACATTTTGTACACCAGCAGCTGTAACCGCACCGATTAAACGATTGTACTCTGGTTCGATATCTGCAGTAAAATTAAGATTAGCATCTCCATTATCAAAGAAGAATGATTTAATCTTACGAGTAGTTGCACCAGCATTTAATTGAACATCAAACAAACCTAGTTTGTAAATCGCTGCATTCGTACCAATTGTACCATTATGCCATTCGATAAAACGAACACGTGCTGTACCAACTGCAGTTCCAGCAGAAGAACCACGACCACCTGAGCCAGTCAAACGATCATAAAGTGTAACTCTACCAAATGTATTTACAGGTGGAAGATTATTTACGTTTGTGATAAGAATGTAGTTACCAACAGTCGCAGGGATAATTGCATTATCAACCTGTACGAATGTTCTTGATTTATCTACTGGAACATACTCCGTTGAAACTTTTTCAATCTCATAACCCTGCACATATGCTTTTCCTGGTTCTAAACCAACAGCAAGTTTTGCTTCATCTCCGCCATCTTCTGGTGTATAGATACCACGATTGTAATATGGGTTTTGATTATATTCCCACTGAACACCAGTAGATCCTGGACCATCATAAGCAGAACCAGATGTATGAACTGGAGCGATGTTAATTGATGTTGCTGAATTTTTTGCAACATATGTGATTGGGTTGCCTGCTGAATTAGTCCCACTAGTTACAACGTCTCCGATGAGATAAGCAGTGTTATCATCCCACGCACCACGATTATTATTGCGATGTTCACGAATATCAATAGGGAAACTACGAACAGTGTAATTACCAGACTCATCAAATGTACGACGAGCCAAAGTTTTTTCTATTTGAGAGTATTCTGTTCTAGTTACGTGACGCTTGATTTGTCCTTCATCTACACGAAGTAACTCAACGAAGTCTACATCATCAGTAGCATTAATACCTTTTTTAGATAAGATTAAGTCAATATAGTATCGATGCGCACCTGGAGCAGCAAAGTTATAGCTGTTCTGTGCATTGTCCAGAAGCATTTCATAACCTGAATCTTCTGGAGTAATTAGTTTTTCTTCTACAGTTAATCCAACACGATATGTTGGAGTGTTTGAATATTTGTCTAGTGTAATAGTTTGATTATCAACTAAAACAAAATGACCATTGATATAGTATACACCACGTTCAACTGTTGCAGTTGAACCAGTTCCTATTGCACCTGAAGAAATTGCCTGTACAGTATATGCAGAAAGTAAAGCATCCTGTGGAGTAATAATCTCATCATCAGCAAAAGTCTTTGTTGTATTATTGTCACCAGAGTTAGTGTAACGAACATAAAGAGTTGCAAAATCTGCACCTGAAGCATTTTCTACTTTAATAACTTGCGCAGTTAGACCACTTTGACCAACAACAGTCAATCCTTCTAATTCATTAACATATGTTTCAACTACCGCACCAGCGTATGTTGATTGCAATTTAACATAGTGCACTTCTGAATCAATAGAAACCTGTCCTGGAATAACCATTGCACCTTGTTTAAAGATGTGGTCTCCATGATACTTAACTTGATTCTGAAGAATCGTTTGCATCTGTGTAAGTTCTCTAGCTTGCACAGCGAAACTTGGTCGAAATAAGATTCGATAGAATTTATTATTCTCGTCAAAATCGTCATTATATGGTTCTGTGTTGAAGTCTATCATTCTTTAACTCTTTGTCCTAATGGTTGTCGCTTTTATTTATTCTTAAAAACGGAGAATAGTTCTCAATGTAACAGACTGGTCGATAGTTGGAGTAAAACCTTGTCTATTGTCTATAAACAAAAGATCTCCAGAATATTTATCTATCGTAGGTAGGGTAACTGCGTTTGCCACAAAAGTGAAGTTCCCATCATTAACAAAAGTTGTACCAATCTGTGGTACAAAGTTATCTAATGATTGAACGAGTGCAGCCGATCCTGTGTTTGTGACTACTCTAAATCTTCTTGATGTTACTGATTCTCTAATAATAGAGTCAGCTGGGAAAAATGTGGTGCTAATATTACCAGAAATAACAAAACATGCTGAACCTGAAATTGCTACAGCGTTTGTAGTGCTATTATACTGTCTTGGGTTTTTAACAATTCCAAGTTGACGATAATCGTTATTTACAACAA